ACCATTATTATATGCACGTTTTACATCAGCACGGAATTGCGCTTCTGATACACCATGACCACGTAAATAATCAAGTGGATCTTCATGATCTGTTCCACCAAGATACTTCGTAACATCATAGTGAGTCCACAATCCTTTTTCTACAGATAGATTGTTATCTTTTAAGATTTTAGCTAATAATTTAACGTACTTTTCATATGAGCGTTTAAATTTTCCATAGTCTGCAGTTTCGCAAAGTTCAACATGTACAAAACGCTTATTAGCACCTGAACCAGCCCCATAAGCGATATACTTTGTATCAGCAATTTGAATTGTTTCATTCCAATCTACTGCATAATGTACGAAAGCCGAACGCCAAGTACGAGACTCATACTTTTGAATATTAATAGCTGGAGCTTCTTGAGTTGCTGTACTGTGAGCAACAACGCCTTCATAAGCACCTACACCATAGCGATATGGTTGTTTCGGTAAATCTGGAATAAGTAAAACCTTATCAGCAAATGCACCCGTAACAAACGAAAATAAAATAAGTAGCGTTGCAAAAACAGAAGTACATAGTTTCATTGTTTTCTTCATTGCACATCACCTTTCCCCAGGATTTTTTGTTTGATATCTGATACATCTTTTGACAGTGAACCAAAGGCTTTTGCTTGTTCTTCGATGACTTGTTGGTTTTTTTCAATGACTTTTTGATACTGTGCTTCACGCTGCTCATTCTTTTTTTGCGTAGTAAAAAGCATCCACACGAATGCTCCTTGTTGAATCATTGAATTGAAAATCTGTTCCTCCATCGTTCTCATCCCCTTTTGGGCAATAAAAAAGAAGCATCATTTATGCTCCCTTTTTATTGCTATTTAACTGATAATATTCTTTACCGCTTACCATCACTTAATTGGATATGATAGTGAGAATGATACATAATGAGTCGTAGCTTCAGGCAGGTAAGTAGAAATCTTGCCATCTTTTCCGACTACCACCGTAGCTGCTACTGGTAAGTTAACATCTTTAGAAAGGAAAGCATTCGCTGCAAAGTAAGAGTCCTGTACAGGAGCGATATCAGGGGTAATTCGAGCGATAACTTGTCGGTTTTCAACTGAGCGGACAGCACCTGTGATATGTACCCAGTTTCCATGACGTCTAAGCTTTACAGGTGTATCCCCATCTTGCACAGCATTAGTGATAGGAAGCTCCTCCCAGGCTACATCGTCCATGTAGAATAACCCTTCACCTTCCATCCAGACGCTACTCTCATAGTTGCCTTTGTTTAAGAAGATAGCTCCTGCTGCTTTGTCCTCACTGAAGAATCCTGGAATTAATCCGAATTGTTGTTGAATCTCTTTAATTACCTCTTGTTTTAATTCATTGTTAGTCATTATTGAACATCTCCCTTGAATTTTGTTGTTTGATTTTTTGATTCTCTTTAATTGACTCTTACTTTTACCGCACTATTTCTTATCTTTTTCTACATCGTCCTCACCCCCTTTCAAGCAAAATAAAAAAGCCTGCTCATGCACGCTTGCTTTTAGACCGGTGTATTTTCATCTAACCCTTTTGATAACTGGGTAACAGTAGTTCTCGCTTCCCAAACATAAATCTGATCCTTGTCTTTATTGTTATAAACAACCTTAAATTTTTGTCCTGCTGTAAAGTACCAACAAAAACTACCTGTCATCCTAACCCATTTACTCACATATCCTGAAACTTCCCCTGCGATTTCATGCTCTTCAATTGTTTTTCCACTTGCGTCTAATATGTGGATTTCTAGAATATGTTCAGCATCTGCTGTTTGGGCTAATGAAGACATGTAAGCATGTATATCATAGATACCACTTTCTTTAATATGAAATAGACCACCAGAACGGTCTACACTTCTATTAAAACCCCAACGAGGAAGATCATTAAATTCTACAATCCACTTTCCGCTATTGTAGCGTTTTTCTTTATGAAACCAAACAGCCACATTAGAAGGAGCTTGAAGTTTATTGTGGATTAAGAGATCAGCTTCAACTTTAACTTTTTTATATTTCGAGTCTTTACTAATAACTAAAGCATCAGTTTCTTCTTCTAAAATTGATTTACCATTCAAAAGCAATCTCTTCTCGTCAAATCCCCATAATGAGAACAATTTTTTCACATCTTCAAACGATGGATGTTCAACCCAACCTAACCAGCCTTTTGCATCATCAATATAATTAGTCCAAAGTTTATTTTGGTAATCTTTCGCAAAAATAAATCCATAGGTAGGGGAATTTATAAATGAGATACCACGCCAAGATTTAGCATTAGGTGTATTTCCTTGCACACTGCCATGGCAATATATTGTGTTTATCCCTAGTCCCCTGGCTACAATTTCATCAAGAATATTTTTTGTAGCATCACTAATCGAGATTAACGCACCACCCACATCTGTTGTGAGTTTTGGCACTTGAACATTATTTGCATTAATTAATGCTATTAACTCTGCGATTTTTTTATTTGTATCATCAATTTCTTTTCGATAACCTTTTACTGCTTCAAGCGCCTTATCGAAATCTGAAATATAATTATCTAAGTTAATTTTCCCTTGTTTTACATCCATACTTAGTAAAACCTTCATATCTTGTGTAGTGAATCGTTCTTCGCCTTTTTCAAATGCAAAATAAGCTACCCATACATTCGCTGAAACGGCTGCTGCTGAAAAGGTATATTCAAAAACACCATTCGAAGCATCTATAATTTTGCAATCATCACGAACAAAACTACCTAAATTGTTCCCAGCTTCGTACCTAATCGTATATCCTGATAAATTATAAGGATAACCACCAGCTTTTAGAAAGACAGTTACTTTCAAGCCATTTTTATCATTAATTCGTGATGTAATAACTTTCATGAAATTCGGATCTGCTATATCAATTGTTATTGTTTGTGTCTTCACTTTATCACTCCCCTATTCTAGGACGTCTAGATGGCTTTCTGGTACGTTTTGGTCTGTTTCTATGTCTAATATTCCCTTTAGGTTGTATTGGCTCTAATTCTTTGATTCTAGCATCTGTTTTTGTTACGTATTCTTGAAACCCTTTTGCAAATTGTGAAAGCATACCGTATAGCCCTACACCTGTTTCTTCATCTTCATTCGGAATAACTAAACCATACTGTGTTGGAATTGCATCAGTAGTAATTAGTGGTTCTCCTTCTTTTCGATTCATACGCATATCATAAAGTTTTTCCATATCTGTTTTAAGGTTGTATTGTTTAATATCCCAATCCATTACTTTGTCTAATGCACTAAATCCAATATCACGAATGTTTGTTTTGTATTTCTTCTTTGATGATACCTTAAAATCAGCAGCTAAAATTCCACCATAAAATGATCCAGTGCCAGACATAACTTGAAGATACCCATTTGCAGCATCAGAATTTCGTAGCAAAGAATACTGAAGCACTAAGTCTGTATCACCGCTAGAAGAAGTTTTTACTGAAAAGATTCTCTTTCCGTTTTGATGAAACAGAAATCCTTTTCCTGATGTGAAATGCATATTGCCTGTAGTGGCTTCAAGTATCAAATCATTTTTAGCTTTTGCCCACCAATCTGTTGCAGCTGTTGAACTTACAGATGAATATAAAGACTCTATCTTTAAAAAATCTTCACCTCTTATAGTCATATCTCCATTTTGAGTAAATTTAATAATAGCAGGGAAATAAGCTTCTGTTTTACTACCACTCACATAACCTCTTGTAATTCCTAAACCAGCAGCTTTAGGGGAGATATCAGAGTATTGATAGAGCATCAAAGCTCCTTGTGTTGCAGTGATATCATCATCACCGCCTAATAATAAGGTTGGTTGCAATTCATTTCTTGAATTCTTGTAATACCCCAAATACATTCGGGTCATATCTGTCTCCATAATTCGAAGAAATTGTTTTGACACACTTACATAGTTCTTAGTATCAGAAGTTCTTAAAGTAGCACCACTTATTTCTCCACCTTTAATTAAATTACCACTAAGAGTTCCGGCTGTAATGAAATCAGCAACAATACGTCCATCCATAGTTATAGCAGTTCCGTATGGCCCATTAATCCCTGTGGAAGAATATCCAAAACCATTAAGGTTCCATTGCCAAACCCTTAAAGCGGTCATTTCGTTTTTAGTATCCATAATCAAAATTCGATCTGGATAAATACGAACATGACCACCAAAACCGCTATTAATTAAATTGGTTGCGTGTTCTTTTGCTGCATTTAAAATATCATCGGGCATGCTTGATACATCATTTTGTATTTGATCTACTTTACCAGCTATATCAGTAAACGATGCTTTGTAATTACCTAAAGTAATATTTTTATACTCTTTTTTAATTGGATCATACTTGTAGGATACAAGTTTAGCTTGAATATCAATGCCATCCTCAGGATGTTTAACAGTAACTGTATCCCCCATCCACACACGTTGTAATACTGCATAATCTTTATATTCCTCAGTTTGTGATAACTCTTGAAATTCAACCTTATATGTCGCCTTCGGTTGGTCTACATGCTGTATATCAAACATATCTTTAGATGCCTGACGTAAAAGTTTATATGCTTCTTCCAATGATACAGCATCATCATCCTTTGCATTCTCACCAACTGCTGCTTTAATATGAGAAAACTCAATAACAGCTATCTTAGGATGTGGATATTTATTAATAAGGAGACTGTCCACATATTTCTCTGGTAAAAGTAACCCATCAAACCCCTTAGGCATAATACGAGTAACAGGACTTTTCCAATCCACATCCCCTTCATAACCCAATAGATTCTTTTTATGTTGAATAACAACACCACGATCCATCCCACGATTTTTCAACATTTTCACATCAAAATTATCTCGTTTTAATTCGCCACCCCAGCGATTGATAAAGGAATTATCTTGGCTATCATCTAAAATAGCTTCAACTGGATTCTTCCTTACAATACGTGCGCTTGCAATGCTTGGTATATCTGAATAAAAAGTAAAAGGATGCTTGTATTGGCATCCTGCTGACAGACGATTCATTGCTGCGTTTCCATTTGTAGTTTGAATAAATATATCTTCAATCAAATTTTCCGTTAAATCATAGAAAATATGATAACATTGCGCTCTTATTTCTCCCATGCTGACGGTTGGTGCAGCTATTCGAAATAACTGATCGCCGTCAGGAGTTGGTGCTTTTACAATACACATACCTTCGATTTCTAATCCATGTGGAGCGAATAGTGGGTAACTAAATGTCAATGAATATAAACCATTGAGTATTTCTTCAACTTCAGCTTCATAAATATTTGCATCTAATATCCCCAATCCATTGGTTGTAAAATCAGTTTCATTTGGTTTATATAAGGTAATCATACATATCTCCACCTAGGTCTAATTGTTATTGATTGGACTGTACCTGACCAAGCTATTTTATTACTCCCAACTTCGAATATCGGAAACTTACCAACCATCTTATTGTTCATAGGCGTTGTTCCTAAATACGTTTCTAAAATTTCAGAATCAACAACTACAGAACTTGCAATATCTTTAAGCTGAAAAGTAACATCATTTATGGTTATATTCACTGTTCCTTTTGCAACAATGACCATTTCCGGCTGTGATTTTTCTGTACCTGGATTATATATTAATCCTGGCTCATAGATTGTAATACTTTCATCTTCCACATATTCAAATGGATCTAGCGTAAAATTAACTTCAAATTCTCCATACTCTTCAATTTCATTTGCAATATCACCTATTTCTACATTTTTTATTTTTCGATAAACATCATCATCAGTGAAATGTAGCATTTTCGCATTTAAAAGCCATGGTTTTGCACGTCGAATTAATGGTTTTATATTTTTCTTTTCCAGTACGTTAAACTTCAATGTAAAAGGGACATCTTCATACGCCCCTTTCTTTGTAAGTGAACCATTCCTTCCTGGCACTTCTATATACTCTATTTTTCGTTTTGTAGTCGGAATAACGGGACGATCTATCATATAAATTCCATAGCCACTTGCTAATTCTTTATCGATTACCATGTCAAGCAAATGAATTCCTCCCTATCCCAACATTCAAATTACGTCCACGTTGTGCCATTATGTTATCAACTTGTTCTGTTATAAGTTTAATGTCATTATCATTTCTCACAGTATTGTAAATATTAACCTCAGTTGGACGATTTGACATAGTTGCAGCAATCCCATCTCCAATTTCACCTAAGGTTTTCTTATTCAGTGGAAGAACTGCTTCTCGTCCTGCTTCACCAGCACCTTGCAAACGTCCATTACTCATGCCGAAAATAGTTGGTCTAGTAAAAATACCACCTTTAGCACGCCAATCCACATTGATTCCTGATGGATAAGTAATTTCTTTACCTAAAATAGACTTTGTACTAGTTTGTAAGCTGAAATGAGGTAATTTAGGCATTTGTGGTGTTGGGATTTTCAATTTAAGATCACTAAAGAATCCTTTGATTTTATCAATCCAACCTCTTACAGTTTCAACAGCATCTCGGATTGGATCAACTATGAAACCTTTAGCAGCATCGAATTTTTCTTTGGCTGCATTCTTCACTGAATCAAACTTATCTTTAGCAGTATTGTACAAATCTGAAACTCTATCTTTTACACTGTTATACGCTGAAACAATTGGATCAATAATATATTGCTTCACTAAATTCCAGGCTGAAAGTGTATAGGATTTAATAGTTTCCCATTTTCCGAGTATCCAATTTACCAAATCACCAAGTTTTTCTTTCACCCAACTCCATGCTTGTGAAACTGGATCAATAATATATTGTTTAAATAAAGACCAAGCTGCTAGCGTATACGATTTTATATCTTCCCATTTTTGAAGTATCCAATTACCTAAATCACCTAATTTTCCCTTACACCAGTTATAGGCAGCTGTTATTGGATCAATAATGTATTTACTTATAGCAGCCCAAGCAATTTGTGTAGCAGCTGAAATAAGTAACCATCCTGCTTCAAGAGTGGTTTTTATTAACGAAATAATGGGATCTAAAACGGTAAGAATCGTATTCCAAGTATCTTGCCAGGCTTGCGTCAATGTTCCCCATAATTGCGATGCTGTTTCTACTAAGGAAGACCACCAAGAAGATGCGGTTTCAACAATTCCAGACCATAAATCACTAAAAAATTGAGAAACTGGATCAAAAAATTCATGTACCATTTCCATAAATGACGACCAGGCTCCGGAGAAAAATTCAACTGTGGAAGACCAAGCGTCACTGCAAGTTTGAACTATACTATTCCACAATTCACCAAACCAATCTTTAAACTGGTTCCACTTTTCAGACAGCCAGTCGGTTATTGCACCCCAATTTTGAATTACTGCTATAACACCAGCTATTACAGCTGCAACTCCCGTAATGACAAGCATAACTATTCCTATGGTTGTACCAAGTGCCATGCATGATACGACTACAGCAGCAATAATAGGTGCTAAAGTTCCAACTACAGCGATTAATCCCAACAAAATAAATGTGAAATTCTGCACTGGTTCCGGTAATTTTGAAAACCAATCCATTACTGATTTAATCCCTTCAACTAATGGCGGTAAAACAGTTTTAGCTAACTCAGCGAGTTGCTTTCCAAGTGGTTCAAACGCTGCTTGTGTTTCTCTTAACGCTTTTTGAAACTGTTGACCAAGTGATTCTTCTTGAAGTTTTTTCATTTCTTCCATTTTACCTTTGGTTTTCCCTAATCCACCGTTTAGCTCATTGAGACCTAATACAGCTTTAATTCCCATATCTTCGAATTTTGTTCCAAATAATGCAACGCCGATTTGGGTTGCATCAACTTGGTTCTCCATTCCACGCAAATCACCTAAAACAGCTTTGAACACGTCCGCCGCTGTCGCTTTTCCGTTTTTGAAATTATCCCAAATTCCCTGTGTGGACGTTGATAATTGACCGAATGCTTCACTGACACCTTTTGAATCTTCTTGTACAGTAATACCGAACTCTTTTACAAGATCATTGATGTAATCCAAGTTATATGATCCATCACGAGTACCATTTGCTAGAATATTAAACATTTCATCAGCGGTAAAACCCGCTTGTTTAAACAACGGTGCGTATTCTGAAAGGTTATCAAACAATTCATCTGAATAGTTAAGACCTTCTTGAGCACCTGCAGCAAGTAAATCAAATGTTTCTTGTGTTGATAAACCGAATTGACTCATTAATTGCCCAGCGCCACGAGTCGCTTCATTCAAGTCCACATCGTAGACCTTAGCTAGTGTTAAAACATCCTCTGATGCCGTTTGCAGCTCTTCGTTTGGAACATCTCTCATATTTTGAAAGACTTTAATAAGTGCCTGGTCAACCTCTTCAAGATTTTCACCAAATCCCTTTTTCCATGTATCCACAGCTATCTTTTGAAGGTTTTCTGCACCTTTAGATGTTAATCCTAAAGAAGACTGGATTTTCCTTTGAGAACTATCAAAATCTATTGCTATACCTACAGCACCTTTACCAAGTTCAATCAATTTTTCTGACATTCCTTGCAATACTTCAGTAGCTTCCATAAGATTGTTTAGGTCTAGTTTCTTGCCAAGTTCAGCCATACCATCTGCAGCTTGATCTCCACTTTGTCCAACATCTTGAAGTGAATTTTCAAATTGCTTCAATGTAGTTTTAGCTTGATTTAACTTCGCTTCAAGCTGTTGAACTTCTACAGAATTTTCACCATATACACGTTTAGCTGCAGTTAATTGACGTTCTAAGTTGTCAACTACCCTATTGGTCAATTCCATTTGCTGACCTAATTGTCTTTGAGCTAATTCTAATTTATCTGCCGCACTAGCATTTGAGCCTAATTCCGCTTGTTGTAATTTAAAAGAACTTGTTAAATTCTTTTGTTCAGCTTCAAGTCTCTTTGTGTTCCCTTGTAACTTATCCATATCTTCTCGTGCTTCCCTAGCCTCAATACCCTGCTGTGAAAGACCTTCTGTAACTCTTTTCATTGCATTACCTAAAGAAGTTTCAGCACGTTCTGCATCAAGTAGCTTTCCGTACATTTTATTAAGCTGTTCAGCTGTAGTATTGGTATTCCTGGACATCGCTTCATATTCAGCACGCAACATTGCTGTTCTCTTTTTTGCTGCTTCCATTTGAATCTCAAGTTTTTTCTTTTCGGCCCGAAGTTTATCTGTCATAGTAGCATCTTGACCCATTGCCGCAATATGATTTTTATATTCTTTTGCTGCATTGTTCATAACCATATTGATTTGTTTTAGCGTGTTAGCATATTGGACTTGCCCATCCATCTTAAAATTAAGAACAACGTTTCTTTCTTTATTTCCTCCTGGCATTTTCTCACCTCACTTATCTAAATGGAGTCTGATCTAATGTGTAGATTTGTTTTGGCTTCACTTCATTTAGTGCATCAGGATTTGTGTATCGAAGATGCATGATGAATTGCTTCAGAAAATGATTAGGGGTGATTTTCCAAAAGTCATCCATACTTAAACCAAGCAGCGTATTACCAACATAAAAGTAAAAATCCCAATCCAATTCGGACTGAGATTCTTCATTTTTAGTCAGTATGTTTTTTACTTTTTTTCTTGCTTCAACTTCTCCATATCAGAATGTTGGAAGTTTTGACCGTTAAAAATTTCAAATACAACTTGGAAAATACCAGGTACATCATAAAGTGGTATAGCGTTTTTAATTTCAGTTGGAGTACAATCTGTTCCACCACTTCGCACCATTGCATAAATTAAAGAACGCATCAACTTAGCTTCATGTTCTCCTAAACTGAATTCTCCTTTTGCCACCATTTCATTCATTTCTTTTTCGAACTCATGATATGGTTTCCCATAAGATTCTTCCACATAAGGGAATGATTCAAATGTAAAAATAACCGGGATTTCAACACCCTGTATTTTAATTTTACTAAGATTGATTTCAACATTAACTAAATCACTCAAACGCGCCATAATATCACTCCTTATTGTCCTGTAGTTCCACCAAGCGTTGTTAATTGAGATTCATCACAAATAACTTGCTTCATGAAATCTTCAATTTTAATTCCTGCTGCAGTAGCATCACCAGTATCTAATTCTGCTTGTGTAACATCGTTAAATAGTAATGGATCAGCTGTAATTGTGTACGCAATGTCATCCACAGTCATTTCTTCATTTTGTGTTTTCCAAGATTCTTCTATTGGAGCAACTGTGCATTTTGGATACCAACGAGCCAGTTTTGTCCCATCATTTAGCGGAAAAACTGCACCGACTGCAAACTTTGGATATTCTCTTGCCTTTGCAGTTTCGAATGACACGCCTTTCTTACGTTCTTTACCAAAAATTTTATCTCGAACTTCACGATTCAAACCAGCAAGGTTAAAAGCTAAACCAAATGCCGTATTTTTTGTAATGTTAATGATTTTTTTATTAGATGCCCATTTTGTAAAGTTTGTGGATGTAGTAGAGATTGTTAAATCTGAAATATTTGTTTGCTTATAAGTCTTTTCAGCATACTTAGGAAGTGCATCCGTTGTCTCATCACCTTCCAGCATACAAATATATAAATCTTCAATACCTACAGAATACTGAATTTCTTTACTTTCAATTGTCATTTATATCATCCTCACATTCTATCAATTATTCTTTGGGCCAGTATGTCTGCTATCTTGTCGCCTTCTGCATCAAACGTGTTTTGAGCAAAATGCAAACCTTTCACACGACCTTTGCCATTTGCTTTTTTATGACCATGTTCAGCTAAGTACCAATACCAAGCTTTATCCTCAAATTCCACAGAAACATGGTCACCCTTCACAACAACTTTCAAACTATTTTTCAAATGTGTTCGTTTATTTTTATTTGAAAGTTTAATACGCTTTTTTAATTCAGCTGCAAAATATTTAGCCGCTTCTTCTAATACGTCCATACCTACTTGTTTATTTACTCGCAACAATGTATTTATATCTTCCAAAGCATCAGCGAATCCATTATGATTACTAGCCATTGATACACCTCACATACGTTATAAACTGTGTGATAGTGTCGTCATTTTCGTCATAAGGCATTCCTTCGAACTGAGCATAAGAAACCTCAGCTTCATTAAAAACAGCCTTTAACGGTTCGTAATCTTCCTCAGTACCATTTGTAATAACTGCAATTTGATATAAAGGCATTGACTTTAAAACCTTATTGGAAGCTCTCTTATGTTGTTCATTCACAAATTCATACACAATATAAGGATATTTCGTTGTAGTAGGAGCACTATCACGATAAACCGGAATACCAGATTGCTTCATAATCGTTCGTAACTGCTGAAAATTAATTTGCATAAGACAAATTCAACTCCATAATCCGTTCATCCTCACGGACATAAACTCTATCAATGTTATAAATCGTATCTTTAATTTTGACACGGTATTCTTTTTGATTTTCTTCAATTGCTCGATCTAAACGAACTTCAATCTTTTTCATGATTTCATTTCCATCCTGGCGACTGAAATGTTTATCAGTTACCGTTACACCAATGTTGTTATAAAGGATATTTCTTTCAAATGGATATCCCATCACGACACGATCTGTTTCTGGATCAATTGTTTCACCAAGCTTTAATAAATCAGCTCTCCATTTTAATTTATTCGTCTGTCTCTTCGGCATCATAAACCTCCTGGATAAAGAAAGGTGTCAATGCATCAAGTGCCTGTTCTAGTTCTTTTTCTGCCACACGATATTCATAAAAAATACCTGCACACATAATGACCAGGTACTCCACTTCTCTTCCACATGCCTTTTTTACATATCGTTGACCTTGTTCAATATAAAAAGAGAGCAAAGAATCATCCATGCCCTCTTCCCAATGAATATGCGATTTTAATTTATTAATTAAATCATCCATATTAAGCACCTGGCTTAGTTTCACCGACTTCATAGCGATAAACAGCTGGTTCAAATGGAGAATAAACTAATTGGCCATCTAATAAATTATAGATTTGGAATCCAACCTTATTTGTGCCTGCAAATTTTTCAATCAACTTTTGTAATTCCATTGCACCAATAACATCTTGAATGTGGAATGCTGAAAAATCACCAAAATAGAATACTGGTTTAGTTGGATCAGTTCCATTTGCCGCATCTGTAAAATCCAAATTATGACCAAGTAACTTGTAACCAACACCATCTTTTGCTTCATGTAACAATGGTCGTCCTGTTGTATCAGTCATACCTTCCAAAACAGTTAATGCTGCACGGTTCACAATCCACATTGATTTTTTTAGAACTTCTGTAACTGGTTGTCCTTTCAATTTCACTAATTGTTGGTATAGCTTTTGAGAATACCCAACAGCATTAATATCGATTACTTCCGATTCATAATATTTCACAGATTTTTTCGCTAATGCACCAGGGTTTTCATTATTTTTATCATTACCGTTAAACATATAGTTGATTTCTTTACGTACATACGCTTTTTTCAACTCTTCAATAACGATATCTTCCACATTGACACCAGACATCTTCATTAATTTTTTCGTAACTGTAGCAAGCGCATCAAACTCAGCTGGATCAAGCAGGATTTCATCAAACTCGATATCAGTTTCAGGAATTTCATTTCCAGCTCCACGTTCTTTTTTATTGACATTCGCATTGGCTTTTTTAACTAAAACAGGATATTTAACATTGCCATTTGTTTTATGTCGGGAGCCGTATTTACGTAGTAAGTTTTCTTCCTGAGCATAAGTAATAATCTCGCTTGCAATGACTTCTGGAATAGTAACTGATCCATTACCTGCTTCAATACCTAGCGAACGTGCTTCTGCTTCAGAAATTTTACCAACTACAAAGTTAGCAAATGCTGAACGGATTTCTTTTTCTTTATTTTTAGTAGATTTATGACCACGAGTAGAAAGACCAGTTGCAATAGCCGTCATCGCTACATTCCGTTGTTCTGGATTTACATTTGAACGACTTTCACCAGAACCGCCTTCATCTCCTGAACGTCCTTCTCCACCTTCTCCAGAACCCTCTGTATTTTCATCACCAGAGCCGCCTTCATCGCCTTCTGAAGAACCTGATCCGCCTTCATCACCAGAACCATCATCTTCAAGATTTGCTAATTGATCTGCAACTTCTTGTAATTGCTTATTAATTTCATCAATCTCTTCCTGAATAGCTGTTAAATCTTCAGCACGTAATTCTGGACTCTTAATTTTTGTACGTAATTCTGTCAATCTTTCTTTATTTCGTTTTTGTAATGCTAATAATAATTGTTTATTCATTTACTGTTCCCCCAAAATTTGATTTATTTGTTTAATCATTTTCGTTCGTTGTTCTACTTCTTTACCAATCTCTTTACCACGTACTAATGATGCTTCAGTATCATCATAAGCTGGTATGGAGACAACTGATATTTCATAAAGCTCTACTTCTTTAATCGTCCTTAATGCTGGTTCAACATTATAATCCCAGTTTTCTTCTGTTATCCAAAACCCAAAAGAACATTGATTAATGTCACCCCTGGACATACTTTCTGCTAAATCACGACCAACAGATGTATTAGGTAATTCGATTTCAAACTTTAATCCTCTTTCATCCTCTTCAAGTCGTAATGTACCGCTTTTTGTTCTACCAAGAACGTTATCCCAATTATGATTAAATAATGCTCGGATATCTCCATTCTCAGAAAGCGAACGAGCAAATGCCCCTGGTTCAATAACTTCATCAAACCAACCACCAATAGTTGTTTTTGAATTAAAAACAGCTGCATAACCGGTTATCATAGAAGGTTTTTCTTCTGTAGCATCCCTAGTATTTAATTTGGTAATGTCAAATGTCCGTGTTTCCTTTGTCTTTGCCATTTCCATCACCTCCCTTCAACGGATCATCTGTAGCATTCTTCTGACCGATTTCAGTCAAGTCATTTGAAATATAAATAGCTTGTGATTCTGGTGTATTTTGTTTATCAAATCCAAGCATTTCAGCAACGTTATCCGGTGAAGTGATACCAGTACGTACAATGTTGTAACCAATATTCGTTTTTGTACTGTAAGTAACAAAATCAAGAATATTAATCTTGAATTTTATTCTCTTATCGGAATTTTTCCCGAAAAAAAGAAGACTCAAATGGTCTTCAAAATTTTTCATTATTGGTCTAACTGCTTTGTTATGTAAATACATCATTGCTTTTTCAATATCTTCCTTAATTAAAGCTGTGTATGTATCTACATTAATGCCCAAGAATTTACCCAGGTCTTTTTTATATACATTTAGATATGCTAAGGTCTTTTCATCGTCCAATGGGCTTTTAAGTGTATCTATTGAATACCCTTTTCCAAGTGGAATCATCTTAACAGACCTTGCATCATCAATTGATTCCAACTGATCTAAAATCTTTTTGATTAATTTTGACTGCGCTCCATTCTGTGGATTGATATGAGCATCTAGCTTTAAAATAAAGGCTAATAATCCACCTTTTTTATACTTATCAGTTAAGGTTTTTTCAGCTGACATCACACCTTCCAGTGTATCTTTACCTAATTCAAGAATACCTTTCCCTTTTAAGTGATCTGCACCAATATTTTTCACATGACGAATCATAAATGATGGAATTTCTTCTCCATTCACTTTAAAATGTTCTACCAATCTATCATCCAATTCTGTATAAACATTAGATGCTAAGTGTAATTGGTCACCATCCAACATTGGAAAAGTTTCACCCTGGAGCAAATAGATGTTAGTCATTACCTTAATGAATTCAGATTGTGTAAGGTAGTTGTTCGGATTCTTCAATACTTTAAGAGCTGAATCATCTCTAATTTCTTTTCCTGTTTTATCTTCCACAACAATCTCAGCCAACATCATTTGATTACTTATATCTTGTAGTAACTCATAAACATCGCTAGATTCCAAAATATTTTCATCACTTACATATCTACCGCCATAACGAACAGCATTATTAAAAATGTCTTCGAACATACCACGCTTTTCAGCTTGTCGATACAAATAATTTGAAAACCTATCCCTTAAACCCAATTTCTCACCGCCTTTCATAATTAAATTATCAAACCCACACTCTCTTTCTGATAGAATGAAATAGAAGGAGGTGGAAAATATGGTTAATGTAACTAATAACGTTGACTTAAATACATTTCCAAGTAATAAAACTCAAGCATTAACAATGCTTTACCTACAAAACCAAGACTTAACTGGTAAATCGCCAAGTGAAATTGTGGATTTATACATATCCGTTACAGAAGAAATTAAAGAGGCTTTCCGTAATAATGGCGGCCCAAAAGCATCAGTTAAATCCTTTTGATAATTAAAGTGAGTGATAAAACAGTTTAGTCGTAGTTTTCTAGCTAAACTGTTTTATTTTGTTTCACTCCTCATCTATAAATTTCATCTAAATAATCATCATAATCATCATCTGGCATATTATCTTCCATCATATTCAATGTTTCTTTATGACCAATTAACATAGCCACGAATCCATCAATATGTTCAGGTGATTTCCGCTTAGATGGTGTTTTTAAATTATTAATATTAGTTATTACTTTTGCATTGCTTGTACAAAATATAAGTAAAGGATTATCAGTTATAATTCTTTCCTGAAGTAATAGTATTTCAAAATCATCAAAAGGCTCATTCATATGTGTTGGATACTGTGGAACTTCCACACATTGAATCCCAAGCATTTCCCACTTTTCAACGAGCTTTTCAGCAAGTGCTGGATCATAATTTATTTGTCTTAAATCAAAATGTTCAAATACCCATTCCACATATTCATTAACCATTTCTTCATCAACTGTTTTACCAGGACAAATTGTTACAAATCCCTTTTCCGCTAAGGCTCGATAAGGAACGTTCCTTTGCTGTTCTTTGTCTTCTACTCCGAATTCCGGAATAAAATACATTTGCTTTACTTTTAATAAAGAAATGCCCTCATCATTGAATGTCGGAATATTTATCGATACACAAGTTAAGTCTGTACGCCTTGATAAGTCCACACCGACTATACAAGTTAATCCTTCAATCTCTCCTAAATAGTCTACAAGCATTTTATCTAATTGATCCTTATCAAAATACGTTTCTGCATAGTTTACGAAAACATCTAAATGCTTTGATAAGAACTCAGCCTTATTAAAGCTATTGTTTTGGGCTTCTTTAAAGGCATTTTCAAGAAACTCCATGTTAACTGATACATCCATATTCGGATTGACCATTCGCCAAACATCACGGTCTGTCCAATCAAACTTTTTGTTAGGCTCATAGATCATTGCAAACCAGGAATCATCCTCGTCACTCTTCAATACTTCTTTGGCATAGGTATAAATTTGAGTTCCAAGCGAACCGGTATTCTTCCCTGCTGTGGAAGTGATGATGTTGAGCGGTTCTTCTTGTGCGATTTGTGCTGAACGTAAGTTATCGTATTGCTCACGATCCATTTGAGCATGAACTTCATCAAAATAATTGATATAAGGGTTTTTACCTTCGTTACCAGCGTTATCTTTTGTGAGGACTTTAATCATATTGGCATATTTAATGCCATCCTCAACAAATGTATACTTCACGGATTTTATCGTATCTTCTTTTCCCTTATAAATACGAGTATCTGGACGTAAATCTGGACTATTTTCAATTGTTAATGCAATTGGACCAGCTGCATTTTGACATTGTTCAAAAGTATTTGCGGAAATATAACAATCGGCACCTTTCACACCTTCACCGTACATCGCATAAATAACTGGTGAACCGCCCATGATTGTTTTTCCGTTTTTCTTTGGAACCTGCAAATAAGCCGTACGAATAACACGCACCGCTTTACCATCATCGTTATATTTTTGCCATCCATAAATGTTAGCAAAGTAAAATTTTTGCCAGGACTCTAAAATTAATGGTTGCCCTGCCCATTTACCTTTTGCATGTTTTAAGAATGTTTCAGTGAAATAAATCATTGCATTCGCTTTTTCAACATCGAACCAAATATCTTTTCGTTTCTTCCATTTTTTATATCGTTTAACTGCCAATTTAATAGAATCAGGATATAAGTGTGGGGCTGCATCTACTTCAGAAACGAATATATCTGCATAATTTGTTTCAAAATCAATCATCGATTCATCCGCTGCCTAAATTGTAATAATTTGTTGTCATCAGTAGGCTCCGTGGATTCTTTCTGTGCTTCTCCTTTTTCGAGAAGAACCCCACTTTTTTTGATTAAATCTTTGTTCTTTCCGTCCAGTCCTAATTGCCCCAAATATTTCGCCTTTTGCTTCGACCAAACTTCAACTTGTTGAGCTAATGGATGCTTTGATTCTTTCACATCACCATTTACATTCTTAGTTTTTTGGACTGTTGGAAAGTTGGAATTCTTCCAAAGTCCATATTTGACGCTGTATATCTCAACTGCATCAAGATAAATTTCAATCAATGGATCAAGCGCTGGCGAATAAGTTCCGGCTTCAACCAAAACATCCATAATACGCTGCGCTTCTAATTCTTTTTTCTTTCCAGCTTCAATTACGACCTTCGATTTTCTGGCCATTCCTTAAATCACCACCTAAAAAAACGAATTTTTTTCAAAAAATCATTTTGAGGTGCACGTTTGCACCCCCACTCCCTATCCCCCCAGATGGGCAAAATTTATTTTTTTGATAGGGGGGCTTATAATTTCCAGTCAAACTTTTTCTTTTCCTGGTATTTTGCATTTGTTTCCTTTTCCACAATAGGATGACATTTGGCACAAAGAGTCATGATATTATCTAGATCTAACTTCAATGAAGGATTCACTTTAATTGGAACAATATGATGATGATGTGCTTGCTTACCAAACACAAACCTTCCACATTGTTGACACAATCCTTTATCACGTTGATAACAGAATGCCTTTAAATCTTCCCATGCTTTCGTACGATAGAATGATTTGTTCTTTGAATAAACAACTATCTTCTTTCGTTTACGTTTATGATTCGGACAATACCGTCCTTTATCGATTAACGTTTTACATCCTTGCTCAGCACAGTATTTCATGATAATAAAGCAATGATGTCATCTTTCTTTGTAACATCTTTAGGAATCTCAATGTTAATGGTTGCAGCATAATCACGTAATTCTTTCACAGTCATATCTTGTAACTTAATAGATTCTTCAACTTTAACATCAACCACTTTGTCATCAGCAAACTTAACCATGCTCTCAGGATTAACAGTTACTTCGAATCCTGGTTCTTCACCTGTAGGAACAAATAGACTTCTCTTTTCTTTTTTATCCCAATACTCAGTACCCGATACAGTCTTTCGGATTTCTACTATCATTCAGATTCACCCTTTCATTTATTAATCTAATTCTTTAACTTCCTTTGCTTTTATGAATTGAATCATAATCACTAAGCAAAGGATGAACCCACCGAAGAAGCTCAGACAATAATACATTTCATTACCACCTATGTAATTTTTCACATAATAAAAAGCACTCCATACGGAATGCTTTCTAAATCATCTATTATTAAATTAACCTACAATCTTTACAGTCTTTCCGTCCTCTTGAATAACTAAATCTTTATTGCATTCAACCGAAATGTTACCAGCTTCTTGATAAAACTTAACAATAGTTCCATCGCTGTACTCACTCACTGAAACTACCTTATCAGCAGTTTGCTCTAATACTGTAAATTTCACTAATTCTCTACCTTCTAATGCAATATTCATTTCTTTTTGCACCATTAATCCCTCCTTTCAACAATTTATATTTCGACAAAAATAGGCAATATCCTTTAATCAAAATAAAAGAGCAACCATGCATCAGTTGCCCTTTCGTCAAAATCTTATGTTATTACTATAATTCATTTTTTCAATGGTTTGTATAATGATTACTTACCTTAAGTAAATGTTAAGTTCTATTTGAGTACTCAACTTTCTCTCGCATAGCAGCATGTTTGTTGTAAATATACTGTGGACTGTAGTTCAGTTCGTCAGCAATCTTCTCCAATGTCATGCCTTCCACATATTTGAGATATGCAATTTTATGTTCCAACCCTTTGAACGTATTAATTAAGCTTTTTAATTTATACATATCATTCATCTTATGTGCTAATTCATATTCAATTGCTTCAATACGTTCTTCTACCTTTGCACCTTCCGATTCAGCGGTTAAACGTACTTCTCGCAAATCACCACTGACCCAGCGTTTTAATTCAGCTTTTGTTTTGTCTAAGTTGTAATCTAGATACGCAATGTCCTGTTCTAATTCTTGATATACCTTCAGCCAGTTAAACAAATGATGATTCACCTCATTTCCCTTGTAAAAATTGTCTAATAACTCCATTTTTTATTCATTTACCATTTGAAATTAAGGGGTTACAATAGAGTTATCATTGCCGTATCACTTAAAAGCGTCTCGTCCCCATCGAGGCGTTTTGTCATTTTAAGATACCAGCCTTCACAAAGATATTTCTCCAAGCTTTATCGACTTGATATTTATCAACGGCTTTCGCACGACGAGCAATGACTTTCTTTAGTTTCTTTTTCTTATGATTGCTCATTACTCTTTCCCCTCACTTCCAAATAATTTTGAGCGAATCGTAATTGTTGGCCAATATATTCATCATTTTCATCTCCACCACATGCAAGCCAATCTCCCACACGTTGATTAATATCTTGCAGAACTGGTAAAGGTAATTTTGATGCAAGATTATTTATTTGTTGTAAATAAGTCACTATCTCACCCTACTTTCTACTTCAAAACTACAAAACTCGTAAAACACGCTTATTTTCCTTTCTAAGGCGTTTTAACACTCCCAAGACCAAATTCATTCATAAAGAAAAACAACCTCAATTTACTATGATTCTGGCAATCGTTTTTATGTCGAAACGTGTCGATAAGATTAATATCCGCTTGCTAATCTATTAAAGTTTTCTTGATTCTTCTCTTTATACATCTCAACAACGTCATCCCATGTAAAACCAGCAAACTCAATAATTTTATAGAACAAATCTATAATTCCTACTAATGGTTTCTTAGCACCAGCAGCATCTTTATATTCAACCTTTCCAATTAAGTAATTCACGTTCTTATCCATATGAAAGAACGCTGTATTAAAACGAAATATTTTACTTTCCGTGATATAAGCCTTGCATAACGTCTTTTCCAATTTAAAATCCATCACTACAGATAACCAAAAGTGCAAGATATCAACCATTTCCTCTAAGAATGATTCTTTTGGTTGTTCAAATTTCGTTGACCACATCTTAAAAGCATTCGTTACGTTCCATGCTTCATTGATTTCATTTTTTAATGCATAAACTTTGTTAAACATTGCATCATAGCGAAGATAATTCTTTTTATGCTTCGCTTTTATATCATCATCAAGTACCTTTTGCATTTTAAATAATTCAGTTAGATCCACTACTCCATTAGTCATTACAAACTCGCTCCTTTTCGATTTATAAGTGATACCTTGGGCCGGAGCCCAAGATAAAATGATTAATGTTCAATAGTTTCCTCATCATCAATATTTATTTGACCAGGAGCAACTTCTGTTGTTCCATCTGGATTAACGTTGTATTCAACACCTTCATGTGGTTCTTCATAGAATTCATCAATAGACATTTGGGAAGGCTCAAGAATGATAGAAACATTTTTACCAGCAAATGAATAAAGTTGATTAATTTTATCTTTTGTATCACCTTTTATATGTAAATCAATAACTGTTTTCTTGCTATCACGCTGAATCCGTAAAAATTCAGCCCCAATTGGTTCAATTTCACTTTCTTCCACAGTTAGAAGAACAATGGTACCTGGCATTTTTAATAATTCGTCAGCATGTGGCAATTCATCACTTACTACATGGAATTTTAAAATTTCCTTTTTATCATCCTTTTGCATTTTCTTGAATAGAACGTTCAATTTTACGTTTGTCATGTTCTTGACTCCTTTTATATTAGATTGATATTACAAGTGAACTTTTCCCTTTATTTCTGTACGTTTCTAGTCTCAAAAAGCTCCTGTTTTAAGATAATGTTTTGCGTGATATAAAAAACGATGATAAATATTGTGACCAATCATAGTCTGGCTCATAGGAACAATTTCAAAATTATACTTTGCTTTAAAACTTTCTATTCTACCTTTTAAAGCTTTCGGTTCATATCTACTCCGATAGTTATGTTGAGCAATGTTTTCATCAAATTGTGGGTCTTCCACAAACAGTACAAATTTACTACCCTGTGAACGAATTAATTCATTAATAAATGCTTGTTGCTTATCCTTTTGGAGATTCCCACAAATTTCATCAACTGAATTTTTACGTTCGACATAATTATTAAAATAAATATCTCGCATGATACCCATTTCTGGATTTGCTGGAATCATGAAAGAATAGTCACCAACGTCTAACTTTTTAATTTTCATTGGTATATCTTTTTGTTTAAAATAATCTGTAATATGCATCGAACTTTTTTCACGACTATCCATAATTATTGTGAGTGTTTTAAGGATTTTATTTATTTCTGTATCTGTGTAATGAAAACGGATCATTCTCATGCCCCTTTCCTTGCATATGTAATCGCCCGTTCATATATTTTTCTTGCCATTGCATTTGATTCATCATTTTCAAATTGGCGATAATCATCGTAAATGTCTTTCCATCCGTTCTTAGCAAGTACAATCGTCCAATCATAAAACATTTGTAAAGAGTCTTGATCAGCAAGCAGCCAATCATTTAACTTTTGGTTATGTTTCCAACCAGAAAACTGATAAAAAATCTTCAAGATTGTTATTTTCTCTGCACTTGCATCCCTCCAGGATTTAAACCAGGCATCAATTCCGTTGAAATTTTGTTCTGCAGCTTGCATTACTTCCTTTGGAATTAAATTTTGTCTTGTTATTCCGATTCGGTTATCACTTGGATCAAGATAGATATTTGCACCTGATTTCCAAATTGAACTTATAATTTCTAAAACTTGCAAATCTATCACCTCTGTTATCAAAAGTTACTAAGAGGTGTTACTAAATAACACCGAAAATTAGCATGTGTTACTTTTTAGTAACACGTTTCAACCCTAGAGTCCCAAGGGTTTGCAGCACATGTGTTACTAATGTTACCTATTTTGAGCATTAAGCCCCCTAATAGAATACTTATATATATATTATTTTTTTGTTTATATATATTTTTAGTAACAAAAGTAACAAAAAGAGTATAAAAAGTACCTTGAACCCTTATGTATCAAGGGTTTTAAGTGATTTTAAATGTGTTACTTTTAGTAACACTTTTGCTATTTTCATCGAAATTCAGTAACTTTTGCTGCGAAAAAGTATTTTTTCGCTCCACTAAAGTAACACCTTTGATGAAATACTTATTTCTATTGCCACGTTCTCTCTTTAATCCTTGGGATTCTAAAATTCGGTAAAATGCCCTATTTTTCAATTGATGCTCACCGTTTCTAAAACACCAATTGGAATAAACTTCATATAATTCTTTTGCTTCAATTTGAACATCTTCCCTTTTAAAGCAACATTCGAACATAAACGGGCCGAGTATATCCATTTCTTCTTTATAATCACCAGTTGCTTTCATTACAATCGCTGGATCTTTTAGTCCCGACTTCTGCCACTTCATGCAACCCTCAATCGCCCAGTTCAAAATACCTGGCATTTCAAGACTTAATTTCTCTGGTAACTTCTTATCACGTTTTTCTTTTGGAAGTTGTAGATTGAATGGAACTAAACGGATACGTCTCCAAATCCCTTCATCGACACCTTTGATTACCGGCTTATGGTTTGTAGTGAAGAAGACTTTAAACTCTGGTATGAATTCGAAATACTCTTGTCTAAGGAAACGTGCCAATACTGGCTCACCACCTGTTATTTGCTTAACAAAAGCTTCTGATAGCTGTTCACCCTCTTCACTTTCGATTGCAGATACAAAGCGTGACCCTACTAATCTAGCGATATCATTATTTGCACCGGTTTCTTTCTTCTTGATGAAAGTATCTGACTTCGCTTGTTTTCCGTATTCCCCCGTGAGGTCCTTAATTGTATTAATAAAGGTTGATTTTCCGTTAGATCCACCACCAATCAAGAAGACCATTATTTGCTCTGTAATTTCTCCTGTTAGAGAATAACCAATCAATCGTTGCATGTACTCCACCAGTTCTTGATCACCTTGGAAAATTTGATCCAAGAAGTTAAGCCATTCTGGACATCTTGCATTTTCATCAAATGAAATATTAGTAATTTTAGTTAAACCAAGTTCCCGATCATGTTGCTGCAATTTTCCTGTTTTTAAATCAACAATGCCATTTTCAACATTGAATAAATATTTATGTCTATCAAAATCTTCACGTTCTCCTGGTACTAACGGCATTAAATCTTTAATACTATTCATTCGAATGTTTCTACGTTCACACATCCGGGCCCATTTCATTTCAGATTCATCTTCTGACTTATAAAGACTGCGAAGTACCTTTGCTGTAATTCTTTCAATCTCTTTTTTCGTGTCCAATTTCCACCGTTTTCCGTCCCAGATGTACCAACCAATGTCGCTAACGTATTTGATCACATGCCCATATTCATATGCAATACGTTCAGCATTACCGAGTTCTGTTAAACGGAATTTCTTTTTCTGTTTTTCCTCCACAACCTCAACTGCATCACCAGCATGGAAATCAAAAGAAAATTCTTCGAATTGTTCCTTGTTATCTAATATAGTTGTGGAAGTAGAGGAAATGGCCGTTGCTATCGTTCTTTCACCATAGGTTTCATTTGTATCTCTGAAATGAATAACGTCCCATTTATCACGCATCAAGTTACTTTCACGGAACATTGAATCTATTCGAGTTGCTGATTTGCCTGTCCAAAATGCTAGATGGTTACATAAAGCAAGATCACTTGCTGAATGATCATCATTGATTAAGCTGCCATTGAATAATGATCTGATTTCATCACCATTTTTACTGCGAAACATTCTTTCCCATAAAGCATCGTTTGAAATTTTGATTTCATCTTTTTCAAATTCCGCTAAATTTACACGCCCTTGAATGTCACTATCATCAAAATATTTTTCGAATACTTCAGCTAGTTCATCCGTACGTTCATATACATCATTGGAATTCTCACGATTCCCAGTGAATGAGAAATAGCGTCCGTATGAATAAATCTCTAAACCGTGTTTTGTATTCTTCCTTCCAGTACCTAAAACAGATTGTGGAAGACCACCCTTGATAATGATGTGAATCCCATTCCCTGATGGCGAAAACTCCGTATAACTATCTAATGTATCGATAATTTCTGTTGAGAATGCATTTGTTTTTCCGTCAACAACACACTTATCGATATCTATTCCTATATAATTATCCTGCCTACTAAACACAAACCCTATGCCGTCATAGTCACCTTCTAAATAGAATTTGACTGCTGTTGCAAACGTTGACCAGGTACGTCTATTATTTGCCTGTGCCATTTCGCCATCTACTTGATACGGTACTTTTGTTGGTTTCCCATTTCTTTTTTCCTTACGCCATAAGATCCATTGCGGAAGGGCTTTTAACTCAGTAGGAATTTCATTAAAATTGTATGGATTTTCTTTCATTTCGCCCTCCAATTAGCTTTTTAGGGTATAAAAAAGAGAAGTCGGCAAAACCAACCTCTCTATTTAATTATTTAGAATGGTAAATCTTCATCACCAACAGTAACTGGTGCACTTGTTTGCATTGGTGGATTCACCTTTGAAACGCTATAACTTGATACTTTTGGGAATACACGCCCATCATCTTTTTTATCGTGATTTATATAAACATTTAAGGTTTTATTGAAAACGTCTTTCGCCATTTGCTCCACTGTTGCGGGGTCGTAGTTTTTAGGCATTCCGCAAGCTAAGAAAAATGATTTAGCGATGCCCCGAGCTGTTGGATGTTCAAAAGTAAATGTTGTATATCGAACTTTTTGACCCTGATAATCTTGCGGAACATCTGAACGAATTTCAAAATCCACTGTTAATTTAGGTTTCTTGTTTTGTGTTAAATCACTTACTGCATTTAATACAACTACTTCATAATTACCTACTTCAATTAATGAAAATCCTTTTACTTCTTCTACTTCATCCATTTTGAAAAATGACATATTAATCTCTCCCTGTTCTTTGTTTTATTTCAGTTTGTTGATACCACTATTAATTCTTCTTGCACACAGCCTTGACGTGCATCTAAATGATTCTTAGCATAAACACTTTGGTCACCTTCTAAGATGAACCCTCGTGTACCATCTGCTTTTTTGACTAATCGTCCAACAACATGAACGATTCCCATAATGTGATTAACGATTTTATCCCGGATATCTGGAATGAATTGTGTATATTGCTGACCATCATCATGAATGATAGTTCTTGTTGTCTCCCAAGCTGTGAAAATAACATTTGCATCTAATGAATTAAATGTTTCTACCAACTTTAAAAGGTGGTTATCTAGTAAAGCGTAGTCCTTTAATTCCGGCATACCGCTTTTTGTCTTTTCACCTTTTTTAAGCAACCATAACTTTTGGTAATGTGTTAAGTTATCGACAAAGATATTGTCGTATTTGCCATTGTTCGCTTTTGCGAGTGCGTAAAACTGTAGGATGCTATCATGTGGGTTCTCACCATCAATTTTAGCTACATCTACATTGTCGTAACCCGATAACACTTGGCTTGTCCCATCGATATCAAACACCAATGTTTTTCCTGGTAATAATCCAGCAACCGTTGTTTTTCCGTTACCTGGTTTTGAATAGGCAATTATTTTTGCTTTTTTACTTTTCGTAATTTGAGCACCGTTTGTGATTTCCATTTCATTTATACCTCCACACTATAAGAAATAGACTCAGGTTTAACCGTCACCCCTGGAACAATTTGACCATTTTCATCCACAACTACTTTCTCATCGCTAATTTCTACAATCTTGAATTTCTTTTTCAAGTCACCCCATTTCACTTCTGTCTTTAAGCAATCATCAAGCTCATTTTCAATAGCATATTGAAGTAGTTGTTCTTTATCATTTTGTTCCGGTGTTTCCTTACTCTTACGAGTTTTGGATTTACCGTATGGTGTACTAATTGTTTTCTGCTTTGGATCCGTGGCAAGTTGTTCCGCATGGTAACGTCTGATATGGCTTTCAAAGAAACTAATGCTATCGTGGATAGGCTTTAATTCTTTTTGCTCCCATTGCGCAATACGGTCACGTTCAACATTTGCTAACGTTGTGACTTTCTTTTCTTCTGCTTTAAGTGCAGTCAATTTACGAAATGCCCAGTTAAGGCTTTCCAAATCACTAATTTCAAATTTCCGCTCCGCATCTTGCAATTCATCAACTTCCGCTAATTCAATTGCTTGTAATGAGTTCATCGATATTACCTCCAAGTTTATTTGTCATTTCCTCTGCCGAATACAGTGAATAATATGTAATATCCATATGAATAAAAGAAACCTCAAACGGATAATATTTTGATACCCGGCTTACTATCGTAGGTTTAGCCCCTACTTCAAGTAGTAACTCTTCAAATACTTCCTGAGTTAAGTGCACTTGACTACTACGAACACTGATAATTCCTTGTTTATATGCGTAATGTACAGCTTGTACACATGCATCGATTGTTTCCATGTTCATTAATAGAACACTCCTTTACATGAAAGAATTTCATGCTATAATAACTTTGAATATTTTTTACTTAAATCACCTGTTGGCGCAGGTGGTTTTTTATTGTGCTTGAAAGCATTCAACCTGGTGACGTTCGATTAAGTACGTCTTCAAGTTATGTTCAAGGACAGCATGTTCACCGAACACAAAGTATGTTTCATTACTTAAAATTTCATCACCATAAAAATCTTCAATTGGATGATCAACAACCTTTTTCACTTAACTCACCTCCCTTTGAGTAGAAACCTTACGGTTCATTTCATATAACTTTTGTTTTGCTTCTAATTCCATAGCAATCATTACCACTGGATTATCACGCATTTCAGCACACTCTTTTCTTACTTGAGCAGCTGTCATTAATTTGCTTGCTGATAAAACACCATTCATGATTTTTCACCCCCTTTCATTTATTTTCGATAAATAACGACTTCATTTTTCGACAAGACTTGTAAAAAAAATGAAGCCCTTATTTATCCTGCACTAAACAGATTGTTCCTTTATCCACATAAGTAAAAAGTTTTCCGCATCTATCGCCGGAAAGTACCATTTCCCACCGATTTTGTATTTAAGAAAGCGATCATCATAAAAGAATTTTTCCTTTATGGTATTTTCACTCATACTTGTTTGTTTGCAGAGTTCTTTCATATCCCAAAAAGTTCTTCTTTGCTCAATTTGATCTAATCGCTTTCTTAATTCTTCTAAAAAACGTTGTTCGATGATTTTGTCATCTAGTTGAATATTAAGCATTTTGTCACCTTCTTTCTCAAAAAATAGCGAGGATTTCTTCTCTCCAAATCACTACCTTTAAACGGTAGTTTGCTTCAAAAAAAATCATCATCAAACTTCCCATCATTTATAATTGGTAAGCGAATGTAATCAGACGGTATTTTGTATACACTTGATGCTTTTTGCAAAGTATGACCTGGAATAGCTGTTATTCCCTGTTCATAATTACGTAGGGTTTTTCCTGAAACATCAAGTAAAATAGCCGCTTCATCCTGTTTTAACCCTGCGTTTACCCTAGCAGCTTTTAGCGTTATCTGAAACATTTCGTTACCTCCTTTCAATAATTTCTACAACCAATATACTACCTTTAAACGGTATAGTCAATACAAAAAAGTATATAAAGTACTTTTAAACGGTATTTCAACCCTTTACATAACTACCGAAAAACGGTAAAATATTATTAGAAAGTGAGGTGAAACATAGAAATGGACGCACAAAAAATGAAAGAAATTTTTGCAAGTAACTTAAAAAAATATTTAGATCGTAATGGGATTAATCAAACTTATCTAGCTAACAGTATACATGTCCCTGAGACAACTGTATCAAACTGGATTAAAGCCAATACTTATCCAAGGCCAGATAAAATACAATTGCTTGCTGATTACTTTAAAATTAATCGTTCCGATTTAACCGAAGAACAACCTACTAATTTATATGAAGCTTCTATTCGACCAGTAAAGGTACCTATATTAGGAAAGATAGCATGTGGGTTACCTATATACGCTGAAGAAAATTTTGAAGGCTTCCGTTATGAAGCGTCTGATATTTTACCTCAAGGGGAAATATATTATTTGGAAGCCAAAGGCAATTCAATGGAACCAACTATTCCTAATGGATCTTTTGTGTTAATTCGAAAACAAGATGATGTGGAAAACGGAGAAATAGCTGCTGTTTTGATTAACGGAGATACTGAAGCAACCTTAAAAAGAGTTAAAAAGCAAGGTAATGTTGTAATCTTAATGCCTGACAATTCTTCATATGAACCAATAATTCTTACATCAAATGTACCAGCCCGAATTATTGGAAAAGCAATTCGTTTTACAAAAGACCTATAAATTTCTAACGCTAGAAATTTAACATCGAAAGAGTAGGCGACGGTCTACTCTTTTTAAACAAACAGAAAGGAGTTATCTTATGGCTACCTTCCATAAGTATAAAAAGAAAGGATCCACTAAAGACTTTTGGGAATATCGCATCTATTATCAAGATCCAATCACACGCAAAACTAGGGAGAAATCAAAAAAAGGATTTACAAATAAAGCAGAAGCAAAATTAGCTGCTGAGGAAATAGAAAGGCAACTGCGTAAAGGTCATGTTCCAACTGATGAATCTTTGAAGTCGTATCTTGAAACATGGTTGAATGAATATAAAAAAGGATCAGTGGCAAAGAATACATTTTCACTACACCAAAACAGTGTTAAAAACCACATTGTTCCTTATTTCAATAACATTCTTTTAAAAGATGTTAAACCTGTTCTATACCAAAAATTTATTAATAATTTAACTGAAAAAGGTTATAGTAGACGGACTGTTGAAATTGTTCATGGAACTATGTATAACGCTATGAAGAAAGCAATAATTCTAGAAAAGATTTCAAAGAATCCTTGTGATGGAGTTGAAATAAAAATCAAAAAGAAGGATCCAGAAATACAGTTTATAGAATCAGAACACATTTCTAGATTTTTACAAGAAGCTTATAAATATGATTATATCTACTGGATATTCTATAAAACATTAATTGAGACTGGAATGCGTAAAGGGGAAGCTGCTGCATTACAATGGACTGATGTGGACTTAAAAGAAAAAACTATCAATATTAACAAGTCGTTAGATTTCCGTGAAGCAACTAAGAATTCAAATATGATGTTTGGGGACACAAAAAATTATAATTCAAAACGAATTATTACAATTAGTCAAGGTCTTGCAAATGACCTACATTTTCATCAGAAATACCAAAACCAGAATAAGCTAGCTTTAAATGATAATTATCACTTTAATCTAAATTTAGTCCTCTGCAGAAATGATGGTAACTATATGCCAAAGTCGAGCCTTTTTAATTCATTCTCTAGAATTTTAAAGAAAGTGAATCTGCCACCTTTACCAATTCATTCATTAAGACATACACACGCAGTACTTCAACTTGAAGCTGGTGTCAGCATGAAATATTTACAAGAACGTCTTGGACATGGTAGTATGCAAATTACATCTGATGTTTATTCACACATCAGTAAAAAATTAGATAAAGAAGCAATGAATAAATTCGAGGAACACATGAGAAATGTCCTTGAATAA